CCCGGAGTAGACCTTCGCAAGTTCCTGCCCGGATGAGAAAGGTTCCTGGCTCAGACATTCGTACCTAGATTGCGGCGAGTAAAACTACCGGATATGCCGGTACCGGCTATGTATCCTATTCTAAAGAGTGGACCGACAACGGCTTCGACACCTCTGGTTAATTCCAGCGCGTGATCTCTGATCCTATCCGCAAGGATATGGGTCCGAGTACCGAAACTTATGTCGGCTCTCCAAGGAGTTGCTAAGGGTGTAAATGCCCCTGCAATTCCTAATAGACTTCGGATAGTAGCTGGTGCCTTGCACCCAGTTTTAGATCTTGATATCTGAAAACCTTACTGGTACCCTGCGTGAGTGTTCGGTGGACCTCAGATCCCTGTAGTACAGTTGGGTATGTCGAAAGACAAAGCTCTACAAATACTTAAGGATCCTAAATCTTCTGAACATGCGCGGGGAACTGCAGCGAAAGCTATGCAGACCAAGGATGGTATTTATATAAATAAAATCGTTGGACCGAAGGGTTACTTAGGTAAACTAGGTTTCAAACTGGAGGCAGCCGGGAAAGTGCGTGTATTTGCTATGGTAGATGCTTGGACTCAATGGGCTTTGTCTCCACTTCATGACTGGATGTTTACCGTTTTAGGTAAATTATCCGATATTGATGGGACATTTGACCAAATGGCACCTGTAGTCAGACTTCAAAAGAAGTTTGCTACAAGCACCAAGGTTAAGTTCTCCTCGATAGATTTAAGCGCGGCAACAGATCGCCTGCCAATCCTGATTCAAAACCCTTTAATTAGGGAATTGATGAAAGGTTTAGTCCCGAACCCGAAAGAGTTCGCGGATTGTTGACAGGAGCTGTTGGTCGGACGGCCTTATCAAATAGTGATTCAACCTAGGTTGAGAAAACTAGCGGAAGTGCCTAAGACTTTACCGGACGCCGTATGATATCGAGAGGGACAGCCTATGGGTGCTAAGACGTCATGAGCTTCATTAGCTATGACACATCATGCAATAGTTCAATACGCCGCACAGCGAGCCGGAATCAAAGGTTGGTTTACCGACTACGCAGTCTTGGGAGATGACATATTTCTAGCTAATGGACAGGTGGCTCATCAGTATCGGTTAATACTCCAAGAAATTGGTGTAAAGGCGGGGCTAGC